AAGTGGGAGTCGCATCGGCAATGCAGGTGATTTGAACTGTGGATTTGGTCTCAGTGCGCGCCATTGCTGGGAAGGTGCTGGTGGTCGAGGAGGTATTCTGCTGGGTCTCGAATGCGCCGACAGGATCAATCTGATCCGTGTTGCGATAGACGCTGAAGTAAACATAGATTTCCCCCGTCGTGGAACGATTAAACTGACGGTCAAGTGTGCCATCGTAGAGCGTCCAATACTTGCGCACCGTGGAGCCATTGCCGCTGGTAGTGGTAGACCATGCGCCGCCGATTTCGTTCCAGTCGGCCCCGGTATTGGGTGAGATAGTAGGCGTTCCCGCGCACTCGACGGTAGCAACAATCAGGTCCTTATTAGCGCGATTGTCCGAGGCCGATGTTCCAGTAGGAAGCGCCGGAGTCGCGGAAGTCCCCGAAGCGGTGAGGGCCGACGAACCAGAGCGGTAGTAAGCATAGTCAGGAGACGGAACGCAGATTATTCCCGCCACCCATCTCACCCCAGAAGTGGGCGAAGCGTCTTGGTTGCTTAGTGCTGTTTGTTGATCCGCTACGACTTTATTGGAAGCATTTCCTACCAACGTGCCGCTGATGATGATCTCCTCGTCCTGGGTATAACCGGATTGATCGGGCGCATTCGTAGCTGCGCGTTGAAAATAACCGATGTTGACGAGCATCTCCGGAGCGGGAGTGGTGATTGCGCCAGGACGAATCGGATTGGCCGTGCCGGTGTTATAGGACCGCTGCGACCACTCGGGGAGAGTGAGCGGTCCTTCGATATCAGCCCCGCGCAGGGTCTTCGCAAAGGCTTCTCGAGTCACGGTCGCGCCTAATGTGAAGGTTGGATTTGCTAGGGGAAGAGAATCACCTGAGACTACTTTGCGCCAGAACCACGTACCAACGAGGCCGTTTGCGGAGGTGCCTACTTGGACCTGTTGAATCCGGTTCCAGCCGGCAGGATTCCCCGTCCAAAGGGTATTACCTGTATTACCTATTTCGATGTAGAGGATATCGCCAACGGCATGGGTTGGCAGAGTGACGGTTATAGTCGAGCCGGTTCCGCCGGGGTTCGTTGCAGTTGAATCAAATATAGTTGGGTTAGCCACATGCGTTTATTGAAAGTATTCGTTGCCGGTAATTGTGATGCTGATAGGGTTTAAGGTGGCGGATAACTCCAATTCGACGACAATGAATCGCGCCGCGCCAATAATCGACTGTGTATAGAACGATTCCACGCCCACGCTTACCTGTAACTGCGGTGTCTCGTTTGGGTCGTTATGCGAGTAAATCCGCATGAATCGGAGTGGCTCGTCCGACTCAAAGTCCATTCGGGTTTCAACCTGAAAGAACTGCGCACTTCCGGCGTATTCCAAGATCCGGCGATAAATACCGGCAGATAAGAACTCGCTGGGTGTAAAGAACGCCCCCTGCGAAGCAGGCAAACTCGCATAGGGAGCTGAAGCAAAAGCTGTTGAACCGTAAGACATATTAAGTTATTGAAGCGTAAATCGGGATATAGCCGATGAGTGTTCCGGCGAGATTGTAGATCGGCAACTTGGCTGAGATTGTCCCGACCCCGACCGTGGCAGACGTGCTTTGATCAGTGCCAATTTGTCCTGTCAGCGACACCTGTCCTAATGCATCATTGGTTCTCACCGCAACGCCTGAGTTATTGGCGTCCAAATCTCCTATTCCCGCTGTCCCATCAGCAACCTGTGCTGTCATAATACCGGAAATCAATGAAAGCGCGTCCCCTTGCGTGCAAGTCAACGCCAATTGGCCGTCGGATGATATCTGCCAGTTAACACCGTCGCGGGACGCATTTAGAAGATTGTCAGTCACTAACTTAGCCGTCAATCCGGCCATTAATTTATAGACCTTTCCCTCCGTGTCGTGAGTAATAGCCGAAGTGCCCTCTTGGGCCCGCGTAATCGTCAAAGTATCCGTGGAAATTGCGGTCACGCGCACTATTTCACGGTTCGGGTCGTCGGCTGGATCAGGAAAGTCAGTTGCGTTCCACCATATGGCGTTAAACGAAACGGTGGGGAAGCGGGCGCCGCCGCCTGCGACTAAAACGATTGAGGTCGCCGTATCATCATAACCTTGCGAGACTGTTGCTTTGGCGAAGTTCTTGGCTGCGTCCATCTGATGTCTCCTTTATATATAGGTGGAAGTCTAACACAAAGTTGGCCGTCTATATGTATTGTGAATAGGAATAGGAATAGGCTTCGTCTTCTACGGGGGCTTTCTTGCACGGGAAGAAGGCGGTGACTACCGCGTCGCCGTCGTCAGTGGAGCGACCGAGGCGTTTGCGAATATCGTCCTTGGATTCAACACGCAACTTACCGGCAGAGGTCATCTTTCCCCGGCGCGGCGCAGTGAGATCGCCGGTGAGGATATCGCAGGGAGGGAGCGCGATATCGCTGTCATAGGCCGGATCGAGGAGTTCGCGCATGTTCCACCACGCCGCTGAGCGTTTGTCGGCAAACTGTAACTCCTTGCTGCGATCTCTCATTTCTGTCGCCTCGGCGGCATTGAACGCATAAACCTTGCGCTCCTGTTCACGGAGGCGATCATACGGTCCTGCCCCAATTCCAATCACGTCGATCATCGCATAAGCTGAGGGCCAGTGATCGAGGATGCCGTTCACGTAACCGACGATTGGCATAGTGTCTGCAATGGCGTAGCGGTCTAATTGGGTAAGGGTCTGACCTTGGCGGCGCGCGAGAGAGGTTTTGTCGCCATTATCACTGCGGGCGATATCTACTCCCAGAGCATCTAAGGGAAACTGGTCCTTCCTCCATCTCCACCTAGGCCATGTCCCCTGCTTCGCGCCTTCGATCCAGTTCCAGTTCCGGTCGAGGAGTTCAACGCGCTCCTCCCAGCGGCGATTGGCGGCTTCGATCCACGCCAGCGGGATGACGCAATCCTCGGACGACTCACAGAATTCTCCCAGCACGCGATTCTTAAACACGGCAGAGTTATCGCCCCATTGGCGAGCCAGCTGATCTACGTGCTCGCGGGTGACGCGACCGGCGGCAATCACCTCATCTATAGTGACGTGACGCGTCCACCAATTCTCATAGCCGGGTTTCTTGGAATGGATATCGTAGAAGCGTCCCTGCGGCTCGCCGGGAGTGGAAATTGCCAGCGCGTAGGTGTCGCCAGTCATCAGCGCACCCTCAGCGGCGTCCCAGCGACCGGCGGGGATCGCCTTGGCTTCATCGAAGATGTATAGGAGATGATCGGCGTGCGCGCCCTCGGTAAGTTCATCATCGGAGGAGGCCATGGCGAAGGCGCGACCGGACTTGAGCTTGAGCAGCATGGTTTGGAGTTCATATTGCGTGAACGCCGGTCGCCCTACCTTGTCCCACTTCACTCGCGCGGCCCATTTATGCACCTCAGGCCAGAAGAATTCGCTGAGTTGGCGCCAGGCGGAGGCCGTGGTGGGGATTTTCCAATCCTCTTCATCATAGGTGACGGAGAAGGCGATTAGCGCGACTGCTGCAATGCAGGTTTTTCCCAGTCCGTGCGGCCCGCGAATGGCCGCGCGACGACGAAGGGGCAATTCAGCGAGAATCTCGTCCTGATAGGTCGTAAGTCCTTCTCCTTCGGGCCACGAGATGCAGTCATGGGCAAAAGCGACGTAATTGTTTCGATAAGTAAGCTTGAATTGCTCTCCCGGCTTGTCCAGTGAGCGCAGATACTCGCAAAACTGCACCTGCGCCTCCGGCGGCCACTGTTTCCAGTCGGGGCCGAGTTGGACTTGGCGGCGGGAACGATTCACTCGTGAGATCATAGATATCGATCAGGATAACACAAGCCCATAGCGAGGATTATTGCCATAATACAGAATCGTGACCTACGAAGACCTGCTAACATTCTGGCCCCTGATCCTTGTTATTGAAGATTGCTATATTCCCTCATCTGCCGACGCTTTAATCAATGGACTGAGCGGTCTGGACGACGAATCCTGTGCGTTAACGATAGAGTTATGGGCCATGGATGCAGAAATTGAAAACTGTCAGAACTGAATTAAGTTACTGAACCACTGAACCATCCTCGATCTTTTGACAACTGTGGTATTTCGCCCCATTCGTGATAGAGTGCTTCGGCTTTCCTGATTCCAGACTAAGGGAAATCCCGATCATGCGCTCAGTAATCATTCTGTTATTACTGATCTCTATATGCGTTGCCCAAACTTCCACCGGCACAACGGCCCTGGAAACGAAGATCGTCAATGGTTACGATCCGGATTGTTCGATGACGGACTTGGCGGTGGAATTAATTAATGACCGCAGTTCAACTTGCGCGCAGGGCCAAACGGGATTCTTCAATGGAGAGAGGCGCTCGGTGAATTTCGGCTCCGGTGTCTACTTACTTGACGCAGATCATATTCAGAACGGATACGAACTCACCTCCTGCGCCTGCTCGCAAAATGGTACCTGGACACGAGTGATGGAGAAAGTCACCACTACGCATTCTTCATTGATTCGCTGGAACTGGAAATTCTACGCGCGCAGGGCCGATTGTTCATTGGAGCTGAAACGCGATCTGACAGTGTTGGGATGTTCGGTGACATTGGACGCTGATGAATGCGGCTGTTTGGAGGGGACTTTTCCAGCAGAGTCAGTATGTGATTGCGTGCCGGGAACGCCGATTGCTATTGACTTGGACGGAGACGGGCTGAAACTGACGAGTCGAACAAACGGAGTGAGATTCGATTTCGACGGTAATGGCGAGACTGGACAAATTCCCTGGCTTACCCTGGACGATGGTTGGTTAGTTTTGAACGATAGAGAGGACAGAATAATCCACGATGGCCGACAATTCTTTGGCGACAGATCGCCTCAACCCCAATCAAGCGAACCAAATGGCTATCGCGCCCTGGCCATCTTCGATGACGATAGAGACAACGCCATCACTTCCGCCGACGGCATCTGGGACCTGCTCGCCATCTGGCGCGATCTCAACCACAATGGAATCAGCGAAGCAGGGGAAGTTGCAAAGCTTGATTCACTGGGCATCCGGGCTATAAGCCTCAATTACCGCGAATCCCGCCGCCGTGATCGCTACGGGAACCAGCTACGCTATCGAGCCCGTGTAATTTGGACTGGTAACAGAAAATCATGGTCTTATGATGTTGTTTTCTCTAACAATTAGAAATGTTGATGATTGTTAGTCCTTTTTGTAAATTTCTAAATCCAACATTCTGGAAAATTGAATAAGTAGATCGAGTGTTCCCCGTCCGCCTCCAACAATTTCGATCAATCTCCCGGTTAGGGGGTCTGGTTTAACATTTGCTACTATGCGTATTTGCTAAGGAAAATGACACCTCATCACGGGCTGGATACCTACGCCTAAGCCCTCGCGTTTAACACCTATCGCCATTTGTACGCCCTGCCTATAGACGCTGACTTCTACCGGCCACTACCGATAGCGGGTCTGATAATAGCCATTATGTTAATTTGTTAAGTACTTGCAGGGGTAGGGCCTACTGTTCTGGCGAAGGATTATTGTTGGTGCTTTTTGTCGCGGGGGACACTGGGGCGGGAATTGCCTCCGTTACTTCCGAACTAGGAGCACTAGCGGCCCGAGTATCGATATACTCCTGAGCAGCTGGAGGAAGCTGCCTAATCCCTATCTTAGCCATACGTTCCTCTATCTCAGCCTGGACTACGGTGATGTCTATGGTGGTCTTGTCGCGGAACTTGTGACGGTGAGCCTTGAGGTAGAACATTGCAAGGAGTGAATCATTGAAAGCACGCTTATATACGCTGGTTTCAAGATCATCTAACGAGTCTTCCTTCGAGTCTGCTACAGCTTCCGCGAATTGTTCGTCTACCGCTATCCAATTGTAGATCGTCTTACGTGATACCGGAGTTAATCGTGCTGCGTGATAGATAGATCCCTGCTCGCGATAGAGGCCGATGAACGTGCATTTTCTTTCGACTGTATAACTGTCACCGAGGAACTCGTACCCGTCTACGCCTATAAGTCTAATTGGCTCAGTAGCTTGCGGGTCGAGAGTGGTGCTCATGGGTAGGGATTATAACATGCGATCTAGCGTGGTAGGTTAAAGGCTTGCTTCACTGCAGTGATCAGCACCGATCCAAGCCACTGATAAGCACCTGCGGTGATAGCGATCACTACCACGCCGGCGATTAAGTATTCTC